CTTAGGTGATATTGTAAAAAATAATATTACAGTAACATTTGGTCAAGGCGAAGATAACAAGGCTGTCGATTACGCTAGCCTTGCGAGGTCGAATGGGTTTGAGCCTATCCAAGAGGAGAAAGTTCACCCTTCGACACTCAAAGTAGTTATGAAGGAATGGAAGGATAAAAATCGTGAAATTCCTGAAGAACTATTTAATACGTTTGATGGAAATCAAACGCATTTTAAAAATAAAAAATAAATAATAACTTAATATAAGGAGTTAAATTATGGCAACTACAGCTATAGAAAAAAAGAACAGTGCGGGTGCACTGGCTACTATCAACCTAAGAAGTGATTCTGGTAGAGGTAGCGAAGAAATAAAGTCGGACGATATGTCGACTCCGATTTTAAAAATCCTACATGAACTATCACCTGAATGTAAAGCACATGATGCAAAGTATGTACAAGGTTCTAAACCTGGTATGATATATGCAAAAGGTCTTGGTACATTAGTTGATGGTGAAAAAGGTGTAGATATTATTGTAGCACATGTGCAAACAAGATATCCAGAATGGCAGGAAATGGGAGACACCGCAGCTCCACCTGTTCAAACACACCTATCCATTCCTGAAGATGCTAAGGAAGAGAGAAATGGTAAATATAGATTATCTAATGGTAACTATATTGAAAAAACTGCATACTTTTATGTAATAGTTTTAGGTGATGAACCTAGACCTGCAGTTATTACTATGAGATCTTCTAACTTAACACCTGCTAGAGAATTAAATCAGTTGATTAAAAATCTAAGATTTAAAGACGACAAGGGTGTTTACAATCCGGCAGCATACGCAGCAGTTTATAATTTAAAAACTGTTGGTAAGAATGCAGGTAGTAAAAGTTGGCATGTTTACAAACCTTCTATGAAGGCAGCATTGGATGTATCTAATGAAAAAGATGCACAATTATACATAATGGCACAGGAACTACAAAAGTCTGTGTCCAAAGGTGCTACGAAACCTAAGTATGAAAATGCTGATAAAAAAGTAGAACAAAATATTGTTTAATTCACTAAGTGAAACTCTAGAGAGGAGGCGGAAGGGCGAGAGTCTAACCGCCTCTCTATTAAAATTAGGAATGCATGACAGACTTTATAAAATATTTTACAGGCTTAAAAAGAAATTACGGTTTTTGTAATATTAACAATGGTTACAAAGATCCACAAACTGGTAAATTAAAATTTAATTCAGGTGACTATGGATGGTCAGGTAAATCAATTACTGATGAAGACTATCAACAACATCTAGACGGAAAAAAATCTATAGGTATACAACCATGTGATGATAATGGTTTTGCTAGATTTGGTGCAATAGATATAGATCCAAAGATCTATAAAGATTTAGATATAAAATTTTATTTAAATATTATTGCAGAAAAAGAATTACCTTTAATACCAATTAAATCTAAAAGTAATGGTTTACATCTATATGTATTTACAAAAGATTTTGTAAAAGCAAAACAAATAAAAGATTTTTTAGAACAAGTATTATTTTTATTTAAACTTCCAATTACAACAGAGATATTTCCAAAGCAAACTAAACTAGGAACTAATACAGACGATCAAAAGATAAATGGTAATTTTATTAATCTTCCATACTTTAATAAAAACGAAAGAGTTGCATTAGATCCCTCAGGTGCAGAAATACCATTAGAATTATTTTTAAATTGTATAGAAATAAATAAACAAACTCCGGAACAGTTAAAAGAAATATCTGATAACATAATTAAAAATGAGTTAACTGGTGGAGCAGAAGAATTTAAAGATGGTCCACCATGTTTAGAAATATTAAGTAAAGAAAAAATGGATGATGGTAGAGATAGATTTTTATATAACTATATGGTCTTTGCTAAAAAGAAATATGCAGATGATTGGGCAAAGAAAGTTTTACAAGCAGGTAGAAATTATTTTGAGTTTAATGAAACCTGGACTGATGATTATATTAAAAAGAAAATAAAAAATTGGGAGAAGGATACTAAAGGTCATACTTGTAATGATCCATTACTTGCACCTGTATGTGTTAAATCAGAATGTGTAAAAAGAAAATTTGGAATCTTATCTGATTCAAAATTAAGTTGGCCACGATTAACTAATTTAATTAAAGTAGATTTTAAACCTGAACCTGAATATTATTTTACTGTAGAAAAAGAAGACGGTGAAAGTGTACCTGTACATGCGAAAGATAAAAACGAAATAAAAGACATGCAGTTATGTAGAGGATTAATTATGGCGCAGGCTGATGAACTACCACCTCCTATAAAAGCAATGGAGTTTTATGAAATAGTAAAAAACTTAATGACAAATCAAGATACAGTGCAACCGGCTCCAGGGACCACACCAATAGAAATTCTTAAAAAACATTTAAAAGAATATATTAATGGTACTCAGGCTAGAACGTTTGCATCATTTGAAAGTGGTAATGTTTTAAAAGACGATACATACGCATATTTTGTTTACGATGAATTTTACAACGAGTTAAAAGAAAATGGTTGGAAAAAAGATTCATCAAGAACTTCTTACATGATTACAAAAATGTTTGAGACAAAAGAAAAAAATGATCAATTACCTCAACCAGAGTTTGGTAAGAAAAAAAGATTTCCTGGTAAAAATAAAAAGACAGGTAAAGCATATCCAGGTGTAAATGGATGTGTAGCAATACCTTTGTATTTATTTGAGAAAGAAGAGGAAGAAGTTGAAGAACTTATCAACGTTGAAGAAGAGGAAATTGTATAATGATCTATAAATTTTATGGACCACCAGGCACAGGAAAGACATATAGATTAATTAATAGAGCAAAAGCTTACGCAAGAATAGGCACACCATTAGATAAAATTGCATATTTTGCTTTTACTAAAAAAGCTGCAGCTGAAGCAAAAGATAGAATGCCAGCAGATGATGATAAACTAACATACTTTAGAACAATACATTCTTTTGCATACGATGAGTTAGAACTAAACGATACTAAAGTTATGCAACCATCAGATTATGAAGCACTTGGAAAGGAATTAGGAGTCAAAGTTAAATACTATGATAAGTATAACAAAGAAGATATAAACTATTTAAATTGTGATAGTCCATACTTTCAAATGATTGGCAGAGCAATCAATAGAGATATTGATATAAGAGAAGAGTTTGATCGTAACGAACATAACAAGAAAGAAATAAAATGGAGAATATTAAAAACAATTAATGATAATTTAAAAGAATATAAAAGAGTTAAAAAGAAATTAGATTTCAATGACATGATTAAACAGTTAATTGAAAAAGAAACATTACCAAAATTTAAAGTTATATTTATAGATGAAGCTCAAGATTTATCACCATTACAATGGAAGTTGTATGACAGATTAAAAGAACAAGCAGATGATATTTATTTAGCAGGAGATGATGACCAGGCTATCTTTGCGTGGGCCGGAGCTGATGTAAATAGATTCATAAATGAAAAAGCAGACAAAGAAAAAGTTTTAAAATATTCGAAAAGAATATCTAGAGCAGTGCAAGAACAATCAGAAATACCTATAGAAAACATAGAAGGATTAAGAAAAGAAAAAATTTATTTCCCTAGAGACTATGAAGGTGAATGTGAACATATAAATAATTTAGACCATGTAGATTTAAGCACAGGTGAATGGGGTATATTAACTAGAACTATTAATAGATTAGTTGCAATGCAAAATGAATTAAAAGAAAGAAATCTATATTTTCAAAATAATAAAACTAAATCATTTAAAAAAAGATTGTATGAAGCACATGTTAATTATAACTCCTGGCTTAGAGGTAAAATATTAGATGAAAAAGAAACTAAAGATATAGAAGAATATATTGGTAAACCAATGGAAGATTGGGATCCAGATTTAGATTGGTTTGATGCATTTAAAGAAGTTGAATACGAAGATAAAGATTACATAAAACAAATGTTAGATAATGGAGAAGATTTAGATTCACCCGCAAGAATATTTGTATCTACAATACATGCATTTAAAGGTGGTGAAAAAAATAACATCATACTTTGTTTAGATCAGCCAAACAAAATAAAAAAAGCAATTAAAAAAAGCAAAGACAAAGCAGATGAAGAGCAAAGAGTTTGGTATGTAGGAATTACACGAGCGCGTAATAATTTATATAAACTAAAAGCAAAGAAAAAAAGTAATGCTTACAAATTATAAAATTACACTACTGTGTAAACAGAACGGGATAGAGAGCAACCTTTATGGTGGGTGGCAGCATCATGCTCTAACGGGCTCAGTTGGTTCAGTTTCTCGAATCCCTATTTGGTCTATAACTGTTAAACCAACCACTGCCACATAACTATGAGAAAAAATATGACAAATAATAAAGAACTAGAACAAGCGTTTCCGGAAGATAAACAAATTGGAGGATCTCACTATAAAAAGTTTTTCATACAGCCGTGGACTTTTATTAGAAAAAATGGTTTAAATCCTTTTCAAGCAAATGTAATAAAATATGTTTGTAGGTATTTAATGAAAGGACAAACTTTAAAAGATTTAAATAAAATAATTCACTACTGTGAGTTAGAGAAAAAACATTTAAAAGAAGAAGGTAAATTATAATGTTAATGCCAACTACAGAGTGGGTAGCACCCAAAGAGTTTCCTGATTTAAGATCAGCAGAAGAAATAGCAATTGACCTGGAGACAAGAGATCCAGATCTAAAGAAACTGGGTTCAGGATCCATAAGAGGCAATGGTGAAGTTGTAGGTATTGCAGTCGCTGTAGATGGTTACAAAGGTTATTTCCCTATAGCACATGGAACAGGTAAAAATTTACCAAGAGATAAAGTTCTTAGTTGGTTTAAAGATGTTTGCGAATCACCAGCTACAAAAATATTTCACAATGCAATGTACGATGTATGTTGGATTAAAAATTTAGGTATAAAAATAAATGGATTAATAATAGATACAATGATTGCTGCATCTATTATTGATGAAAATAGATTTAACTACACACTAAATGCATTGTCATGGGTATATTTAAATCAAGGTAAGAATGAAGCTTTACTGAATCAAGCTGCAAAAGAAAGAGGACTAGATCCAAAAGCAGATATGTGGAAGTTACCTGCTATGGAAGTAGGAGCATACGCAGAGAAAGATGCTGAATTAACTTTAATGTTATGGCATCATTTAAAAAGAATTATTATTGAAGATAACTTACAAGATATATTTAATCTCGAGACTGATCTATTTCCTTGTTTAGTCGATATGCGCCACCTAGGTGTTCGGGTAGACGTAGAGAAAGCCAATCAATTAAAAACAGCACTGGAAGTAAAAGAACAAAACCTATTACAACAAATAAAAATAGAATCAGGAATAGAGCCTCAAATATGGGCTGCAAGATCAATTGCCAAAGTTTTTGATAAATTAAATTTACCTTATGAAGTAACTGAAAAAACACAATCACCTTCTTTTACAAAAAATTTTATTTCTAAACATGATCATCCGGTAGTTCGTATGATAGCAGAAGCAAGGAAAATAAACAAGGTTAGTACCACTTTTATTGATACTATATTAGATCACTCTCATAATGGTAGAATACATGCTGATATAAATCAAATAAGATCTGATGATGGCGGCACGGTTACAGGTAGGTTTAGTTATGCAAACCCTAATCTACAACAAATTCCTGCACGTGATCCAGATACAGGTCCATTAATAAGAAGTTTATTTATACCTGAAAAAGGTTGCACTTGGGGTACGTTTGATTATTCACAACAAGAACCAAGATTAGTTGCACACTATGCATTAAGATTTGGTTTATCTTCAGCTGAACCAATATCAGAAGCATACGAAAATGATCCATCAACAGACTTTCATCAAATAGTTGCTGACATGGCAGAAATAGATAGGAAAGAAGCTAAGACAATTAATTTAGGTTTGTTTTATGGTATGGGTAAAGCAAAATTACAAAATGAATTAAATGTTTCACGTGAAAAAGCTAATGAATTATTTAATACATATCATGGTAAAGTTCCATTTGTAAAACAATTAATGAATCAAGTAATGACTGCGGCTCAAAACAAAGGTCAAATAAAAACTTTACTAGGTAGACGTTGTAGATTTCCAAAGTATGAACCAATACTACGTGGATCTGATTGGGGTAAATTTGTACCTGCAGAAGATAAAGAAACCATGTTAGAGTTACAAGAAATGGGGCCGCATTTAAAAGATGATGATGGAAAAATTTTAAAAGATAAAGATGGTAAACCTAAAAAGAATTACTGGTATAAAAATTCTACACGAAGAGCATTTACATACAAAGCTTTGAATAAATTAATTCAAGGTAGTGCAGCTGACATGACAAAGAAAGCAATGATAGAATTGTATAAAGAAGATTTAATAGGTCATATTCAAATACATGATGAATTAGATTTTTCTATTCAATCAGAACAACAAGCTAAAAAAATAAAACACGTAATGGAAAACGCAGTTGACTTAAAGGTGCCAAATAAAGTAGACTACGAATCTGGTCCTAACTGGGGTGAAATAAAGTAATGTACTATGTCTTATTTAAATGCTAACATACCGCCGATTTATTGTAAAATAAGAAGGGAGTACCTCTATGATTTTAAAAAACATAAGGGAGAAGCTAGTGACTGTGTTGTCTTTGGTCTTAGCTCTATTTCAGGTCGCGCAATCTTATTCCATTGCATGTTACCAAACGGTGCGGTCTTTTACAGGTTACCTATATCAGCGTTTTTCCAAAAAGAATTTGAGCGAGATGAAGTGCCTGATATGCGAGTGGATCAGCTCCAACTGTGGAACTGTTTTAGTTATTGGCCTAGTGTTCATACTTTTGATTGGTTGGCTGGTATAAACGGCAAATTTATTGGAAAAGATAAAAAATTTTATCATGGTGAATATCTTTTTACACTTGACTGGGCACATCCAGAGACTAATATACTGAATACGGAACATTCTGAGATTCCGCAAGAGCACAAGTGTGCACACATATTGGCATTGAAAAATGGTAATTATGCAGCCCAGCCAAATAACAGAATCATTTGGCATGTTAACAGCTACACTACAGAAAATGATTGGCCGGACTATAAGGTACAAACAACATACTGGGATGTAGAAGGAGACGATTGGGTAACTGAAGATTCTGATAAAATGTTTTATAACATTGAGGATAAAAAATGATTTGTATAACTTGTGATCATGATTGCCATTGTGGCGATAGTTGTAACGCGCTTCCCGAAGATGGAGGTTGTGGTTGCAGGACTTGTGAACATAAAGAGGAGGACAATATGATTAAAAAAATAACTAATAAGGTTATGCACTACTGGACTGACCACAAGATTGAAACTCTTGTGTTTATCGCTTTAGTTGCAGTAATAATCTACAAATAATTACATAAGATGGTTGAGATGGACTACAGATTCACAGCACTATTAATTATATTATTAGTGGGATTAGCCCTATTTGGAGGACCACATGTCCAATAAACCATTAAACATATCCGAGGAGGCAGCCGTCCAAATGCCAATGAAGACGGTTGCTTCATTGATAATTATCGTAGCACTTGGTACAATGGGTTACTTTCAAATTATTGAACGTCTTAATGTTGCAGACACTCGTATACAGATAATGGAGAAAGATCTTGAAGAAAATACAGAATTTAGAATTAAATGGCCACGTGGACAACTAGGTTCATTGCCCGCCGATTCTGAGCAGTACATGATGATCGAGGATCT